GGAACTGGAAGCCCTGGCCGGCGAAGGTGCTCCGGTTGCCGAGGAAGCCGAAGGCGAGGAAGCCGCGCCTCTGACTCCTGGCGAGCGGGTGGCCGAGGCATTCTCCGAGCGTTTGGCGAGCGAGTCCATCCACAGTTCGCAAGACGTGGGCATTATCGCGGAACTCCTGAAGCGTGTGACCGAGGTGCGTGCCGCTGACCCGGCCATTGGGGAGCGAGCATTCGAGGAGGCTGACATCCAGGTGGAGGGCCCGCGTGCCCGGAAGCCAACCCTGGAGAAGGCCCTCGATCGCATTGGGCTCCTCGATCTCATCGGAGACATACGCAAGGGGCGCACGCCCGAAGACCGGGTGATGAAGACCAAGCACCCCGTTCTGAATATCATCCGCAACCAGGGCGGCATTGCGACGGTCAGGCAGAACGCTGCGGGCGAGTGGGAGCGGACAACGCTGGCAGGCGAATTGGCCGCGATGGACATCACACCGAAGACGTTCCCCGGCCTATTCCGTGACCCCCGGAAGGCGCGCGGTAACAGGCCAGCCCCACGCGGTGAGGTCGATGCGTTTGACTTTACGGAGTCTGGGCTCTTCGAGGTGGATGACCGGGGGCATGTTGTCGATGTCAACGATGTGCTGGAAGCGATTTCGGAAGAGGTCGCGGGCCGCCCCAGGCCCACTCGGGAAGAAGCGGAAGAGATGGGCGCGATCAGCCAGCCCCGGCTGGAACTCGAGAGGGTCTTTTCGGAGTTGGGGATCGATCCCGAGGTAATGACCGACGAAGAGATTCTGGAGTCTCTCAGCCGGTACATCCCCGAGGCCCCAGACCCTGCGGTCGAGGAGGTCAGCCTTGACGAGGACGATGATCCCTTCTTCCAGACGCTGAACCAGAATGCCTACACCAAGTCTGCCGACATGACGCCCGAGCAGACGGCGGCAGCGTTCCGGCATATCGACTCCCGGCCGGATGCTGAGCGCATCCGCGAAGCCCTGGTGCGGCTGCACGGGACTCCCTGGGAAGACCAAGCCATGTACGGCGCGCTAATCCGCCAGCACCTGGAAGACCTCATGGCGGGGAGCGAGGTGGATTACACGAGCGGGCTCGATGAGGTGGGCAAGAACGGCAAGCCGGGCTGGATACGCTTGGCCGCCGAGGAAGGCCCCGAGGCGCTTTGGCGTGGGCTAGAGAAGTACAAGGTGCTGGGCACGCCCGGCAAGCCTGTCTGGGCCATCAACTCAAGTTTCCTCAACTGTGAGCCCTCGGCGGATTGCGCGAAATTCTGTTACGCGGCAGACGGCTATCGGTACAAAACTGACGCTTCGGTAATGAAGAGCGAGGTGATCCAGTGGGCAGTTGAGCAGAATCCGCAGAGAGCCGGTGAGATTGGTGCCCGGCAATACAAGGCAACGGCAGAGTTTGCGGTAGGCAAGGCACTGCGGATCAATGACAAGGGCGACCTCTCCCCGGCCTATATCCCCTTTATCGAGTCGCTGAACAAGAACGGTGTGCGGACTCAGGTGTTCTCCAAGCGACCTGAACTGCTCCGTAAGGTGCCCGAGGACAACCTGCGCCTGTTGTCGGTCGATGACTCCAATAGCCAGCAGATGGCCGCTGACAACCCTGACCTGTTGCTTGCCGTGGTCTACCAGGGCAGCGAAGACATCCCCTTCCTGAAGCAGTACGCGGACAGGGTGCAGGTCATCCTGCCCGTCAAGAAGGGGCAGAGGACGCTGGACAAGGCTGAGATCCAGGCGATCCCGAAAGAGTTCAGGCCCAATATCTGCCCGGTCGATGGGTTTGGTAAGACCGTTGGCACGATTGGCAAGTACAAGGACGGGAAGCCAGAGTGGAACTGCGGTTCCTGCGACAAGAACGCTGGGCTAGGCTGTTTCCGGGGGACGACCTCCAAGGCCATCCTCGACGTTATAGGGAAGGATCTACGCAATGCCCCAGAAGAACTCCTCGAAGACCTCGACTCCCTTATCAGCGCAGCCGGCGAGCTTGATGGAGACGCAAGACGACTCCTTCTTGGACGGGCTAATCTACTCGTATCTGCGCTACGGGAGGGCGTTAAGCTCGAAGAAGCGGAAGCAACTCCTCAAGGCTATCAAGAAACAGGCGACCCTGACGGCCTCGGATCTGCTGAACTAGACCCAAAGACCACCACCCTCGAGCAGCCCGCAAGGCCGGGCACCCGTGGCTCGCTCACCTATGCCGAGGACTTGTCCAAGACGGTTCTGACTCTCTCGGAGTCTGAGAACCTTTCGACGGCCCTGCATGAACTCGGGCACCTCTTCTTTGTGATGATGGTCAAGGATGCCCAGACCGAGGGCGTGCGCCCAGAACTCCAGAGGGACATGGAAACCGCCTTGAATTACCTGGGGGCTTCCTCGGTGCGGGATCTCATCAAAGACCCCGAGACTGGGCAACTCAGCGAGCAGGGGCGCGAGTTCCATGAACGCTGGGCCCGTTCCTTCGAGGCGTACCTGCGCGAGGGCAAAGCGCCGATCCCTGAACTCCGTGATGCGTTCCGTCGCTTCCGCAGTTGGCTGATCGAAGTCTACCGGCAGATCAGGGGCCTGAACGTCGAACTCTCCGATGACATACGGGGAGTCTTCGACAGGTTGCTAGCCACCGAGGAGGCGATCGCGGCAGCGGCAGCGTCCAGCCCGGCCCAGCGTGCGTTTGAGTCTCAGGAGCAGTCTGGGCTCTCTGATGCAGAGTATGCCGCTTACGAGAAATCGTTCCGCCGCATATCGGACGAGGCTGAAGAGAGACTGATCGCCCAGGTGCTTCGCGAGGAGGCCCAAGCCGAGATCGAACGAGCAGGGAATCGACGCGACCAGGCACGCGAGCAGGCCGAGGTAGACGTGAGGGCCCGGCCGGTTGCTCAACTTCGCTACTGGCTGCAACGTGGCGAAACCATTGCCGAGGGTTCGCCAGCGGCAGGGCTCCCTACAGAGGGCAGGAAGCTCGACACGGCAAGGGTGGCGCAGATCTTGGGGCGTTCCACCAAGGACGTGCAGCGGGTTATGGGGGGCACCGGGCAGTACGGCATGACCCAGCACGGTGGGCAAGAGCCGGGCATTGTGGCCGAGCTTTGGGGGTTCTCTTCTGCCGAGGCGATGATCCGCGCTCTCTACGACTCGAGTGGGATCGAGCAGGAGATCGAAGCGGAGACAGAGCGCAGACTACGGCAGGGCCAGGGCGATCCCTTGCGCGACGGGTCGATTCATGCCCGCGCCCAGGAGGCGATTGACGGGGACGCCAAGGCGAGTTTCCTGATGCGCCAGCTTTCTATCCTGGGGCACCGGGCGGGTATTGCGAAGAACCTGCCGCAGAAGGTGCTGAAGGACGCCGCCGAGCGAATCATTGACGGGAAGGCCATTCGGGACATCAGGCCCGGCCTGTACCGCGCCGCCGAGGCCAGGGCTTCCCAGGAGGTGCTCGATGCTGTGGCTGCCCAGGACTGGGCGGCAGCGCACGCGGCTGGCCGGCAGCAACTCCTGAACCACTACCTGGCGAAGCAAGCCGAGGCCATGAAAGCCGAGAGCGAGAAGTGGCGACGGTTCTGGTCAGACTTCAACAAGAAGGCACTCCGCAAGCGGTTGGCCCAGACTGGCAGCGGATACCTCGAGGCTGCGGACTCACTTCTCGATCGGTTCGACATTCGCCAACTCTCGAACAAGCAGGCCAATATCAACCTCGGTGAGTGGATGATGAGTATCCTCAGCAACGTCGATGCGTACAACAAGGCGCTAAACGGCGAGGACGGGAGCACGGGGACGATGCTCCCTGAGCCGCAGTTCGCCTTCAGGGAACTCGCCTTCGATACCGAGTACCGCAAGCACTGGCGGATGCTCACGGTGGCCGAGGCCAAAGAACTCACCGCTGCACTCTCCAATATCAAGCACCTCGCGCTGCGAGAGTTGACGATCAAACTGGAGAACGAGGAGCGGGAGTTCCTGGCGGTTCGCAACGAAGCGACGGCGCAGATCACCAAGACCCGCCGCAAGTTCAAGCCGCCGCCGATAGGCGCACGCAATGACCCGGCCCATACGCTCCACTCCTGGGCGGCAAACTATTTGGTGGATCACCGAAAGCCCACCTCTCTGCTCCACGAGATGGACGGCGGTTACGATGGGATAATGACCCGGCTCATTGTCCACCCGATGGACGCAAGCCACGCCAAGGAAGAGGCCATGCTCCTCGACGCGGGGGAGAAACTCCAGGCCCTCTTCGCCCCCTATATCCGTAGCGGGTTCTTTGAACCAGACGCTTGGAAGCGGAGCCTCGACATGGGTGGGGTGGTGAGTCTGACAGCGAAGGCCCTGGACAAGAAGAGCCCACTGGCCCCGAGGATCACGGACAAGAAACTCGTGCCCGGCACGGCCAATATCGAACTCTCCCATTTAGAGCGCATCATGGCAGTGATGAACATGGGCAACGCCGGGAACATGCAGAGGCTCGAGGATGGCTACCACTGGAACCGTGAAGAGATGCGGGCAATTCTGGCAACCATGCAGAAGCCCGATATGGATTTCATCCAGGGGGTTTGGGACTTCATCGAGACATACTGGGAAGAGATCGCCGCGATTGAGAAGCGGCGCACCGGGGTCAAGCCCGAGAAGGTCAAGGCCATCGAGATCCAGACCCCGTTTGGGACATACCGGGGCGGGTACTTCCCTGCCGTCTACGATGGGGATCAGCTTGCGATTGCCACGACCAACACTGACACTTTTGAGGCTTACCAGGACTTCCTCGCCGCCCAAGGCAGAACGAAGACCCAGGACAGTTTCACGAAGGCCCGCGCTCGCAAGGTCAAGAACAGGCCCATGCGGCTTGATTTCGATGTGATCTTTCGGCATGTGGGGGATGTGATTCACCGGCTCTCGTTTGAGGATTGGGCAGTCAATACCGGCAAGCTCTTGGCCGATCAGCATATGGCCCAGACGATCCTCGAGATGTATGGCCCCGAGGTATGGAGGGCCATCAAGGACTGGCACGCCGATGTAGTCCGTGGCGAAGGGCAAGGGGTCACTACTGCGACGGAGAGGCTCTCGGGGTATTTCAGAACCGGCATGGCAGTGTCCTCAATGGGCATGAACCTGGGCACGTCAATCCTCCAGCCCTGGGGATTGTTCAATGCGCTGAAGCCCTCCAATCTCGGGCCCAAGTGGGTCGCGAAGGGTTTTCAGAGTTGGTGGCGGGACTTCGATAGTGCGGAGGGGCAGGCTCACATGATTCGCACTATTCGCCATATCCGCGAGGTGTCTCCGACCATGCGGAACCGGCTCTCGGCTGCCGCCTCGAATACGCGGGAGATGCGGGAAGTGGCGAGCCAGTTGAACAAGGAGGGGGTTCTGGGCCCAGTGCGTAGCAAGTTCTTCCTGCCGATAATTATGATGCAGGCGACGGTGGACATACCGATATGGCTTGGCGCATACGCGAAAGAGATGCAGACCGGGAGCGGCGAAGAGTCCAAGGCGATCGCGATGGCCGACAGGATGGTCATCAATACCCAGGGCAGTGGCCGCATTGGCGACCTGTCAGGAGCCCAGCGTCAGCAAAAGGTTCTAACCCTGTTCATGTCATTTATGAATACAGTGAACGACCAAGCCGCTCTGGACATCCGCTGGGCCAGGAGCGGAAACATCAACCCCATGAAGCTAGCCCTAGGACTGGCCTCGCTCTATATGCCATACGTTTTTACGAAGATGATGCAGGACTTCCTACGCGACTCCTGGGACGAAGAGGAAGACGATCCGTGGCCTCTCTTTGCTCTAAAATACGGAGCGGGAGCAATAGCGGGGGGGTATTTCGGTGGGTTCACAGTAATACGAGAAGGCACCGGGATGATCGAAGGGTTCGACTATCGAGGCCCAGCGGCTCTGGGCATCGTTCCCAAAACCGCCGCTGCCGTGAAGGTACTCCTGGACGAAGACCCGATCGATGATAGGGGAGTGACTTCGCTCATCATGGCGACCTCTGTAGTCGCCCGCGTGCCTGGCGTGCAGCCCAAACGCTGGTACGAGTTGTGGATGGAAGACGAAGACATAGACCTGGGCACCATTGTCTACGGCCCAAGGAAGGACTGACCAATGACAATCTCCACAGAATCCACGCGCGTGGAGTACGACGGGGACGGCGGCACCAAGCCGTTTGCGGTTCCCTTCAAATTCCTCGACAAGGTTGATCTGGTGGTGCTGCTCCGCGACAAGGCGGCAGGCACGGATGTGGTGCAGACGCTGACCACGCACTACACGGTCACGGGCGCGGGTGCAGCCAGTGGCACGGTGACGTTCGTGACGGCCCCGCCCACCGGCCAGCGGGTGGTGATCTACAACGACCCAGACCTGACGCAACTGGTGGACTATCAGAGCGGTGACACGTTCCCGGCCGAGACACACGAGCAGGCGCTGGATCGTCTGACCTTGCAGCAGAAGCGGACGCGGGAATTGGTGGAGCGTGCGCCTCGCCTTCTCGAGGGTGACCTGAATGACGGCACGGGCACGTTTGACGCCAACCTGAACAGGATCAAGAACCTGGGCGTTCCTACTGCCAATGCGGACGCAGCGACAAAGAACTACGTGGATTCAACGGTCACGAATACCGTGGGCCCAATCCCTTCCGGCGGCACCTATGTGACAGCCACCGGCTCGACCACAGCGCGCACGATCTCCGACCGCTGGGCAGAGGTGTTCAATGTCAAGGACTACGGTGCGGTAGGGGACGGGGTTGCTGACGATACCGCAGAGATCCAGGCGGCTATCGACGCTGCTGGGGCATACGGTCACGTCTATATCCCGTCTGGGACTTACATGCTATCGGATTCTTTGAAGGTCTTTAAGAACATACGAATGACCGGCGAGGGGATTGACTCAAAACTCCAAATGCTCCCCGGCAGCACAATGACAACACCGGGGATGATCCAACTGCCCAACACAATCAGCACAGACGGGTGGGCGACCAGCACCGCATACGCCTTGCAGGACTTTGTTTTCAACCCGGTGACGTTCGAGAATTATGTCTGCATTACTGCCGGGACTTCCGGGGCGACGGCCCCCACGGGCACCTCGGACGTTTCGGATGGGGTGTGCCAATGGCGCTATCTATTCACGGCAGCCAGCGCAACCAGCGCGACTAATGTTGCCAACCGCTCCAGGATTGGACACTTCTTCCTTCATGGGAATAGCGTTGCCAAGTACGGGATTCTGGGGGTGACGAATCACACCTCTTTTATCGACTTGGTGATCCAAGGTACAACGGTGGCGGGCATACGCACGGGGTTTGGGTGGTGCAACTATCTTGAGCGGGTAGAGGTGTCGTATACGAGTGGCGACGGCATCCAACTCATGGACAGCAACAACAACGAGACAGAGCTTAACTCCTGCAAGGTGTTTGCGAATGACGGGATAGGCATCCGGGTGAATGGGTACTCCGCCCTCAAGCTTGTCAACTGCTTGATGGAGTTCAACAAAAAAACAGGCTTCTATTCAGCCATAGGCGGCAGAGGTCTGCATATTGATACATGCTATTTCGAGAGCAATTCAGAGGACGGTATTACCTTCGCACAGCCCCTGCCGTACACGGGTGGCACGTCTGACGTAAACATCAAGGCCGATATTATTTTGAATGGTTCCGCGTCAGATACTCAGACAGCGCGGGCATACCTCAACCACGGGGTAACCGTAAGCAACTGCTACACGCTTGCGCGCTATGACAATGCGCCCACGAATGGGTTTTCCTTTGTCATGGCCCCCTCGGTGGATGGGTTGGTACTCACGGGCAATGCCGTGGGGGATTCGTCAGTGGTAGACGCTGCCTTGCTCGGTACTCCGGGGCACCCTGAGACAAACGCGGCCGGTGTGAATGACGGCCTTGGATCCCCCACCGGAATGACGGCAAACGGTAATACTGGGTTTGCCTCCACTCTGGAAGTGTCATCGGTGGGGAATCTTGGCCTAAACCATATCGCCGCCTACGACCACCGTTTTGATACCGCACTCAATCGCAATATTGCGGTAACCGATATGGGCAAGTGGGGGGTAATCTCTGCGAGCAACGGGGGGACGTTTACCCGTTCCGCCGAAGTTTTTACGCCGGCCCCGAGACTTCCCGTATATGAGTTGGCCTGGGCGACTGCGAATGGGAGTCACCTGTTTGGGTACACGGTAGACGCGGCCGACTTCCCTGACCTCCACAACAAGCAGATGATTATCGGGTGCTGGGTGAAACACCCGTTCTCTGGGAATGGAAATATCGCGCCCTACTTCAAACTCGGGGCCTCGGCCAATATAGCACTAACCTCGAGTCACTCTTCAGATACGTCGTGGCGGAAATGGTTCTTTCGCTTCAAGATGCCAACCACGGGCACAGTGGGTTGGTCTGTGCGGAAGATTGGTGCGGCTGGCACAGTCCACGCGGCAGCGCCGATCCTCTGCGAGTACGGCGCGGACACGGAGCTACTCCTGTCCCAGGAGCCGCAGTTTACTGGGGTTACTTGGGGATCAGCCGCACCAGTGGCTGGGACGTATGCTGTGGGAAATATCGTCTACAACACAGCCCCCACAGCGGGCGGCACGATAGGCTGGGTCTGCACTGTTGCAGGCACCCCCGGCACCTGGAAGACCTTCGGGACAGTTGACCCCCAAACCGTCTTCACCGGCTCCGCTACTTGGAATCCGGGGACTGTCGGTTCATGGGTGGCAAAGTCAGTCAGCGTGTCGTGTCCGGGTGCGACGGTGGGGATGTTCGTGAAGTGCTCTCTTTCGTCTTTGGATGACGGGCCCAACATGTTCACAGTTTCGATTTCGGGCTTTGTGGAATCTGGCGGCGGCTCCGTCCGGGTGTCCCTTGCGAACATGAAAAGCGCATCCGTCGCCATTCCCAGCGGAACCGTCAAGGTCAGTGCATCGGCCACTTAGGAGCAGTTGTATGACAATCACCAGCACTCAAAATCGGATCACCTACGCGGGCAACGGGGCACCGGGTGTGCCTGGGGTGACCGCATTCTCGGTGCCGTTTCGGTTCCTCGCACCCGGCGACTTGGTGGTGCTCGTCCGCGACAACGCCACGGGCGTGGACACCACCAAGACCCTGGATACGCATTACTCGGTGGCCGGCGAGGGTGCAGCAGCGGGCGGCACGGTGACGTTCCTGATCGAAGACGGGGAGCCGCAGACGGGCGAGACGCTGATCATCTACGGCAACCCGGCGCTCACCCAGACGGTGGACTACATCAGCGGCGGCGTCTTCCCAGCGGAGACACACGAGCAGGCCATGGACTTGCTGACCCTCCAGCAGGCGCGGACTCGCGAGCTTGTGGAGCGCACCCCGGGTCTGGTTGAGGGAGACACAGACGGCTCAGGCGCGTATGACGCGAACCTAAACAGGATCAAGAACCTCGCTGTGCCCACTGCGGACGCAGACGCAGCGTCGAAGAACTATGTAGATTCCACCGTAACCAACACCGTGGGGCCTATCCCTTCGGGCGGGACATACGTGACTGCTACGGGGTCAACCACAGCGCGCACGATTGCCGACCGCTGGGGTGAAGCATTCAACGTCAAGGACTTTGGCGCTGTGGGGGATGGTGTTACGGATGACTCTGATGCAATCCAGGCGGCTCTGGACGCATGGCGCGAAGCGCCCACGGTTACCCATCCTAACCGCACGGGTGCGGCAAGTCTCTTGTTTCCACCGGGAGAGTACCTGTGCAATGATAATCTGAGTGTCACTTTCACAGAGGTCAATATAGGCAACAAGGATATTTCTGGGTACGGGGCAACGCTACGCTCCGCGGTTACCTCTGGAGACTTTCTCTTCTTCAAGTGCGAGGCTCTGGTGAGAAATATCTCGGTTAGAGGACTGCTGCTCAAGTCAGTTAATCAAGCCGAAGACTCCTTGCTGCGCGTTGATGGTGGTACTACCACTCCCGGCCCTTATGGCCTGCCCTTCTTCTACCAGTGCTCCTTCACTGACGTTACTCTGGAGGACTTTGGAGCCGATGGCTGGAAGTGCCAGAATGCCTTCTTTGAGAATAACTTCTATGACTGTTCTGCCAGGTCTAGCGTCGCGACGGGCGACGGATTCTTGTTTGAAGAGCCTGACTACTCAGGGATGAGTTCCATTAACCTGTTTGGCACTAACACATCCGGATGCGAGCACGGTGTATACGTCAAGAATCCCCTGTCTGACCTGAACATTATTGGCGGCACGTTCCTCCAAGCGCAGAAGAACGGTATCCTCTACGAAAATGGACAAGGGTGCCTGGTATCTAACGTACACGTGGAGAACAACTGGGAAGGAGCGGCAGATCTCGCAAGCGGCGGGGCTGGTGTCCAGATAAACGGCTGGGGCTCAGCCATGAATATCCGGGGCACCTCCAACAGTAAGCAACTTACGACCGTAGGATTCTACGTATCCGAGGGGAGAGTCTCAGACGCACAGGGAATTTTTGCAGGCGTTAACACCCAGTACGAGATCGCAGTAGCGGGGGCTGGGCCTAATTACGGAACGGTGAATTACTCAGGAAGTGGTGAGATCAAATACATCACCCCACAGGTCAATGTAAACCGCTCTGGCGCTAATGGCCTCCAGCTTGGTTCCGACCCTGAAAATCATCTGGGTAAGATCTATTCCAAGAGCGATGGCGTTGGGTTCGATCAGACCATGTACAGGTGGACAGGAGTCGGAGACTCCTACTATGCCTACCGCCTCTCTCCGCAAGCGGCTGCCACACTTGACCTTCAGACCAGTTCACTGAAAGATATTGGGTCTGAGGTGTGGACAACCGTTTACACGGTAGACACCTCTGGGGCCATTGGGTTTACCAACCCGACACCGATTGCCGACAGTACCAACGATCTGGGCACATCGGCCAAACGCTGGCGGTCTATTTTTACGGATTCGATAGTTTCAACTATATCGACGCTCGCAGACGAGGCTACCCCAACGGTTGCTGGTGGTTCGATCTTTGTGACCAGCGGAACGGCCAACGATCCTATCACGGACTTCGATAACGGCACCGTGGGCCAGACCATCACCATCCTCGCGGAGCACGCCATAACGATCACAGACGGCACGAACATTATCCTCCACGGGTCAGCCAACTTTGTCATGGCTGCCTCTGACTCGCTGACCTTGGTGCTCAAAGCCGATAACAAGTGGTACGAGACTGCGAGGATGGTGAACTAGGTGCCCACCCTCCGAGGCAAAGTCGCGCGCCAGCACTTCCCGTCCGGGCAGGATGGGCAGGTGCTCGTGCTTGACACCGCGAGCCCGCACGGCATTGCGTGGCGCAGCGGGATCGACCGACTGGTGACGGACATCACCCCGGAACTCGCAGGGGACTTGGACTGCCAGGGCTACGAGTTGACCTCGGTTGGCGGCATAGGTTTCACGGCCGGCACGTCACTGATTGCCGGAATCCAGAACCAGAACCTGCTGGACAAGACAGCCGCCGAGAGCATTTCCGGCGTCTACACGCATGATGCGGATATTGTCATGGCCGACAATTCGATCACGGGCCTGGACACGCTGACGTTCACCGACGGAGCGGGCACGATTGCCGGGGTACAGAACCAGAACCTGCTCGACAAGAGCGCGACCGAGACAGTGGCCGGTGCCTGGACATACGGCTCCGAGATCGCAATGGGCACGAACAAGATTACCGGGGTGGGCGACCCTACGGCGGCCCAGGACGCAGCGACCAAGGCATACGCCGACACGCAGCACGCGGGCTACCTATGCACCAGCGGTGTGTGGTCTGCCGGCGGAATGGGGGGAACACTGGGGGCTGGGGCCAACTTTGTGCCCATCACCGATATCACCTCGTGGACGGCTCATGCCCCCAACAGCGGCTGGACGGAAACGAGCAGCGAGTTCGAGTACACCGGCGACTACCCGGCGGGAGGCACGAAGACTTTCCTCGTTCAGTACGCGATCCAGTTGCAGTTGAACGCCAGCGGGGCCACCGCAGCATATATCGGCCTTGCGGCGAAGATCACCAAGGACACAGGCACAGGGTCAGGCTACGCAGATGTTCCGGGCTCGATTGAGATTTCAGACATCGACGCCTACACCACGGGCTTCGGCCTGAACTTCCATTGGCACAGCGTGTCTGGCAGTTGCATCGTTTCCGTGGAAGCGGGGGACACCATCGCCTTCAACTACGGCACCTACGGGTTTGGGGCATACACGCCGACCGCGTATGCGACCAACACCGGGACAGAAGGCGCGACGCTCACGATTACGCCCATAGGATGAGGGACAGATGAGCCACCACAAATTTGAAGACTTGGCAGTGCGCGACCACGTTGCGGGGGTGCGCGAGGCTTCGGAGTTGCTCGGCGGATTCACCCCAGCCCAGCAGGCGAAGGTGGACGCCATCGAGGCGTTGCTCGTGGAGATCGGCACGCCCACCATCGACGAGGAACTGGATTCGGTAATCGTGGCCCTCACCGAAATCAGAGACAGGCCATGATGCTGACGCTGGAACTCTCGAGCGAGCACGTGGAGGTGGTGCTCAACGCATTGGCGGAGCGCCCGCTGCGCGAAACGATAGGGGCCTTCCTGGCCGTGCAGCAGCAGGTTAAGGGGCAGGAGGAGGAGCCCGGTGAGTTCGCATGATTCCCTCGGGCAGTGGTGGCAGTACATCGTGGCCGGGGTTTCGACCCTGGCCGTGGCTGCGGGGTCGCACTTGAAACTCCGCGACCGGGTGAAGACGTTGGAGGTGCGGCAGGGGGTGATCGAGGCCAAGGGCGAGGTGCTTGACGAAACCCATGACACGGTAATCCGCATGGAGAGCAAGGTCACGATGCTGGAGAACGATCTGCGAACGAGCAGCGATGCCTTCGCGCGCGACATGCGCGGGGTGCGTGACTTCATGGCGAGGCTCGAGAAGGCTTTGAAGCTGTGAGCCGCCAGCCGATGACGCCTGCGGAGTTTGATGCGGCGTGTCGTGCCCTCGTGGCCGCCTGCCCGTTCCTCTCGGAAACCAGTGGGAGAAGAACCTCGGAACGCAATGAGGGGGCCGGTGGCTCTCCTGCGTCGAAGCACGTACTCGGCATGGCACGTGACTTTGCGCCGGATCTGGGGTACGGGCTTTCACAAGCCGAGGCGCAGGCTGAAGAGCTTGGCCTTTGGGCTACCGCACATGATGCTGGCAGCGGGATGCACCTGCACGTGCAGGGCTTGCCTGTGGGGCCACCCGCCCGCTGGTGGCTAGCCAAATTTGGAGGAACGGACTGATGGATTTCATCACCACGCTGCAAGGATTGGACTGGGCTGCGCTGCTCGAGGTGGCGCTCCAGGCCGTGGGACTCTTCTCGCTGATCGCCACGATGACGAACAACTCGAGCGACAACGTGATCGCTGACTTTCTGCTCCGCGCGGTCAACACATTGGGCGGCAATGTGGGCAAGGCCAAGAACGTGTGAGTGGCTGGCTCGTCGCCGTAGGGGTGGGCGTTGCGCTGGGGGTGTTCGCGGGGCTGGGTTGGCTCCGCGCCGCCAAGCGTGAGGGTCAACTCGGGGGGGAGCTTGATGATGCACATTCTCAACTTGCTGGAGCGCGGCGCGCGTTCGCTGAGTTGTCGCGTCCAATTGTGCGCGGCGCTGATCTTGCTCGTCGCCTTAGGCGTAGGATGCTGCACCGGGACTCCGACGATGGGCCCGGTGCCCCAGTGCCCTGAGCCCACGGATGCCATGATCCACGAGATCTTGGCCGCCCGTGTGCCGCCGGCCACCGAGGAGTACGTCGCGCGCACCGAGAACCTGTGCGCGGCGCTGCGCTCTATGGCGGCCGACTGATGGATCCGGCGGATCTGCTGGCGGCGAAGCACGAGGAGCGCACTCGCGACCGCACGGTGGTGGGGCTGTGGCTCGCTGAACTCCCCCCCGAGGAGCGCGAGCGTTTCCGCCAGTTCATCTTGGCGTATAAGGCGCACGCGGCCTACCGGATTCCCGTCCTGCTCGAGGCGATCCGCGCCGACGAGGTGTTGGGTGAGGGCGGCGCGGAGTTTCCGGACACAACCGGCGAGAGCATGAAGAAATTCCTGAAACGCTATGACGCCGAAGCCACCGACTGAAGTCCTCGAGGCCGCTGCGGTTGACCCGGAGGCCAGGGCTGCCGCACGCGAGCGAGTGCAAAAGCTCGAGGCACCTGACCCGTATCCCGCAGCCCCGCGTCCCACCCTGGGCGGCATCGACATCCTCGTGGTGCCGGACTCCCATGCCACGCCCGGCATTCCCAACCACCGCTACGAATGGCTGGGCCGCCTCGCCAATGACCAGGGCGTAGATGTGACTATCGATATTGGTGACTGGTTCGACATGAACTCGCTGAACGCATACGACAACAAGCCGGGAAGCCGCAGTTTTGAGGGTCGCCGGTATTGGGAGGATATTGACATTGGCCTGGACGCCCGGCTGAGATTCCGCCGCGAGCTTGCCGGCCACGAGCCCCGTCTGATCGCCTGCCTAGGCAATCACGAGGCAAGAATCACACGCTTCGTGGAGGAGGAGATTCGCTTCGAGGACATCATCGGCCTGGATGATCTGCGGGCCGAGGAGTTGGGCTGGGAGCAGGTGCCTTTCCTCGAGCCCATCGAGGTCGCGGGTACTTTTTACGCACATTATTTCACCAGCGGGGTCATGTCTCGCCCAGTGGGAGGGATTCACCAGGCGTCAGCAATAGTGGCGAAGCAGTTAACAAGCGGCGTTATGGGCCACACGCACACGATGGATTACGCGGTAAGGACGGATGCCGCGGGCCGTCACCTGCACGGACTGGTGGTGGGGTGCTTCTTCGAGCACCACATGGATTGGGCGGGCCCGGCGAATGCCCTTTACAACCGGGGGGTGGCGATCCTGCGGAATGCCCAGGGCGGGGAGTTCGACCTGGAGTGGTGGTCGATGGAGCGCATCAAGGCCCGCTATGGGTAAGCGCCTCCCCACCCGCGCCCGCCTGCACCAGATCCTGCGCTGGGCCTGCCACACATGGGACACTGCCGCGCGCCTCCGCGTCGAGAAGCGTCTGCCCAAGGCGTACAAGGGGTGTCTTGGATGCGTGGAGTTCCCCGATGAGTTCCCGAAAGGGTTGCCGCCGCTGATCCGCGTCCTCAAAACCAACCGATCGCAGAGCGCGGAGACCCTGTTGCATGAGTTCGCCCACATCCTCGACGCGCACCGAAATGGGTTCAGCGATAGCCGGAAACACGAAGGCCACGACGCGAAGTTCCGCAACGTGGCCCATGAGGTGCTGGTTCGCTTCGTCTACGAAGGGGGCGAGGTCGAGAGTCAGGATTTCTGAGCCCCTCTGAGCCCCTCTGAGCCCCGATCTCCCACCCCTCACCCCAGTCCACCCGGCAGGATAAAGCCCCGTCAGCGGACGCTCAGCCGCCTAGCAAGCTCGCCAATAGCCGCCGCTGCCTGGAGAGGAACGACCGCATTCCCGAGGCACCTGAGCCTATCGTTGGCGTACTCCAGCCCGGTGGGAGTCCCATCAGAGCCTCGACGAAGGCCGGATTCAAGCGTTGGCGCGGGGCCTCCAGCGGCGAGCCACTCTCGCCAGCCGAGACTGTCGGCAGGCCCAGGCGGGAAGCCCTGACGGTCGCGTCCGTCAAGGTCACCCCCTCGCTCCGTCCGCTCTCCGTCGAGTACCCCGCTGACCCGCTCCCCACTGCGTCCTGGCTCGTGGGTGTCGGCCACTTGTCGGCCGCCGCTTGCAGGTCGCCCCCCCCGCTCTCTGTCCTGCCCAGTTCCTGCTTCCGCTCCGCGCTCTCCGCTCCCCCGGTGATCGTCCGAGGAGTCGGCCACGAAGAGCCCGAAGAATCGAGCCCTTCGGTGCGGGGCACCCACGGCGCTCGCGGGTATGCACAACCATTCGCTACGCCACCCGCCCGGCTCAATGTCCTCCAGTCCTCCGAGGATGCTGGGCAGTCCGTGAAGAGCGAAACCTGGGACGTTTTCCAGCACGAGGATGCGGGGTCGAATTTCATCGACCACCCGGAGGAGATCCTCTCCGAGCCATCTGTCATCTGCGAGCCCTTGACGCTGGCCTGCAACGCTGAACGGCTGGCAGGGGATTCCGCCAGCGATGCAATCCACTTTGCCGCGCCACGGCTTGCCGTCGAAGGTTGAGAGATCGTCCCAGATAGGCGCGCTATCCAGGGCCTGCTCTTCCATCCGCGCCACGAGAGTGGCCGCTGCGAAGCTTTCCCGCTCAACATGACAGACGGTGCGGTAGCCGGGCCACAGGATTCGGAGGCCAAGCTCGAGTCCTCCAATCCCGGAACAAACAGCCAAGCCATTCACGCGAGTCTCCATGCCGTTGCCCGCTTCCCGGTCACGCTGCACTTCCGCGTGGTGGTGTCGCGCACCACGAACCCCATGCGCTCCAATTCCGGCAACCTGCGCCACGCCTCCATGCCCAGGTGCGCCCCCAACTCGCGACCAGTGACTGGCCTCTTCGCCTCTCCCAGGCCCCTGAGTACTGCCCGGTGGAGTCTCCCCAGTTTGCCGCTGTCCTTCAGGGTCGCGAATGCTTCGGCGCTGGTGGAGGCGGAGGTCATACGCCGCACATCCCCTCGCATTCTTCCTCAAACATGTTGACCTGCCTAGTTTCATCCCAGTCCGGGTCATCAATGACCTCACGCAACGGGCGCAGGGACCGATGGACAAACTGCTCAGGGCCGATGGCCTCATCGACTTGGCAAGCATCCTCAAACGAGTCCGGGTCACGATCACGCATGGCAACCCATTCACGGTGTCCCTGGAAGGGGCAGAAGGTGCAAGCAGAGCGACCCGGCAGCGGGTGGCCGCGCCCCTCCATCCAGTCGAGGCAGTCGCCTCGGCGCATCGGAACGTCGTAGAGCAAGGGGAAACGGTTCTCGATCCATGAGTCTCTGGAAGGCTTTGCCCTCGTCGCCTCATCAACGGAAATGCCAACCCAGCACTCCACGCTGTACTTCCCTGCCGCGCGTTCTCCCCTGGAGAGTCCCAACTCGCGTCGAACTTCTTGCTTGCAGGCTTCTAGCTTAAACTGGCGGGTACACTGCCTCCGTCCAAGGGATTCGCGTCCATCTCGCTCAACCCAGAATGGAACAGGAGTAAACCCTCCACGGACTGCCCGGTCGCGGAGATTGCCTTCGGTCGAAGTATGAATTGGGATAATGTGACCGAAGGTATCGATGAGCCATTTCAGATGCGTGTAAACGTGTTTCGGCTCGCTCTGCGTATCCGCGAAGACCGCGAAATCCGGCATGGGCGTAAGCTCTCCCTCCACCGCCATCAGATACATCGCGGTTGACTGCACGCCTGCGCCCAGGCTTATGTAGCGGAGGTCGAAGTCAGCCATCACTTGATGACCAGCCGTTCCTCTTGGACGAGGCGACAACCCTCAACTTCTTTCCCCGCTTTCAGGTCCGCCTTGATCGCGGCCTTGTCTGCTTCGATCTTCGGCGGGTGCTGATGCTCCGGCTTGAGTTGCCAGGGCTCCACATCGATTTCGACGCGGGGTGGCGTCTTGCGCCATGACACCGTGACGAGGTGATTCTTCACCGTTTCCCTGCCGACGATCCGTGGTGCGTGGCGAGCGAGGTATTCCTTCAACTTCTCGGCTTGCCGTTCGTGAAGGCGTTGCCGCTTGGTGAGCCGACCGACCTCTGCCTTGACCATCTCGGCCTCGCGCAGCAGTCCCTGCTGGAAAAGCGCAACGTCGAGGATCTTGTGGCGGCCCTGCTCAATGACATCATCGAGAAATTCCGCGAGCGACTCGTCTGTGATCTCGCCCGTTTCACGGTCGATCGCTGCGCTCATCGCCAATTCAACGTCATTGCCGTGCTCGTAGAGGCGTTTTGAGTCAGCCATCAGAAAGGCACCTCCTTAGTGTTGGGCGTCCACTTCTTGATCTCGGACACCAGCGTTTCGAGTTTCGTGGCAGGCAGTTCTGACGATTCGTTGAACCCGAGGTTCTTCAGAGCGCCCAGGCCAATGGTCTTGACCTCGCTGGGCTTCAGGCCCAACTCAATCGCCCGCTCTCGCGTGACCTTGCCAACCCTGGCCCACTCCTCTTTCGTCAGCTTGCCGTTGGACTTCGGTGCGACCTTCTTGGGGGCCGGAGGTTGGGGCGGCTTGCCGTTGCCGTGCTTCGCGTTCTGCTCCGCCACGTATTTCGAGTCATCGAAGCGGCCCAGAAAAACGTCCGCGCTGAATCCCAGGAGACTGAGGCACTTCGTAAAGGCATCAGTCACCGCTTTCTTCGGCGCATCCGCATCGACCCGCTGGCCGAAGGAAGCAGCACCGTACTGCTCCACCGCCCCCTGCTCGCCCGTCTCCGGGTCAGTGAACCAGAGCCTCCCACGGATAATAAAGAGGTCAGCGGGGCCGTCCTCGCGAGTCCAGTCGAATCCCCAACCGACACCCATCGGCCCACCGAATGCAGTGGTGGCCTGAAGCACTTGCCACTGTGCGTCGATAGCCGTGAAGCCGCCGCGCTGGTTCACGTGGCGAGTGTGCGCCGGGTCAGTGGTTTCCACCTGCGACCAGAGCCGCAGAGGGTCGAGAGTCTTGTCGGTTTTTTTGGCAGCCATCAGAACGGCATCCCTTCTGCTTCGTCCTGGAAGGTGTCGCGATCCACGAGCGTCTGGATCTTCCGCAAGCTCAATGTGTTGAAGCATCGCGAGTCGCCGCTGGGGTTCTCCCATTTCCGACCGCCCAGGGCGTAGTGGGCCACCACCGGGTCGCCTGCCGAGAAGTCCTCGAGAACGTCGATCATCTCGAACGTGGCCTCCAAGCAGATGAATTCAGGCCGCTCCCTTTCCGCGTTGAGGCAGAGCCAAAGCTCCCGCTTCTTGAAATCGTTCTTGAAGGTTTGGACGGGGCCAACGAAATCGACCAGTCCATCTACGCGTGTGAGTTCAGGCATGTTCTTCCTTTCGTGTGGCCCCCCCTCCCCAGCCAGTCCCCCCCGGCAAGGGGAGAGGGGGTGCCGGGAAAAACCCCGGCTAGAGGGGGCAGGGAGCTAGGACGGCTGTCACTAGACCCGTAAGCAGGACGAGAAGCGCGGCCGTTGTAAATTCTCCGAGAGGGGTCAGCATCACTCGACCTCGCCTTGGAATGCGACGAGTTGAGTGCCGAATTTCTCTTCTGCTTTTTTGACTTTTCGGATCGCGGCATAGAGGTAGAGGGATGCAATTCCAACCTCACCTTGGTTGATTGCCTCGATGCTGGAGGCAGCGGCCTCCCGCAGCGTGCGACATGCAGACACCAAGTTAAGTGCGTACTGTGCGCACCTCAGTTCGCCATGGTCTGGCCCGAGGACGCGGTCACAAATGGCGCAGTGGATTTCCGCGCATTCCGCTTCGTCATGAGCGTCCATGTCAACGATCCGATCACACGCGGGGCAGTAGCCAACCGGCATCAGTAGTCGCCTCCGGTATCCTTCGCGAGTTCTTCCTCAACCTGCGGCCGGTGGAGCCGCTCGAAGCAGGACTCGCAAAATTTCCACCCCTGCCGGTCGATCAGAATGGTTTCGGTGGGCTGAAGCGTTTGGCCGCAATCGCATACGGCTGCCCATGACGGGAGCACAGGCTCGCCGGTTGCGTGCCGCTCGACGGCCGGGGGCTGGAGCGTGAAGCGGTGGCACTCGTCGCGCAGGTCGCCCAGGCGATTCTCCACGGCCATTTCATGCAGGGTTTCCGGTGCGGCAGTGGAGAGGAACTCAAGATATTTGGGATCGGCCATCAGTTCAGCGGCCCCTTCCTTCGGGGTTGTAGTCGCCGTACCACGCCGCCTGATCCGCGACCGCCTTGGGCGTGTCCGGGTGCATCTCGCGCAGTTCATCCGCAGTCGGCTGGCGTCCAGTCATCTCCTCAAACCAAGTGGATATTGATTCTGCGGTCAGCGGATCGTCGCGGTCGCTGATGAAAGTCACGGGGCACTCGTAGCCGTATCCCTCATGCTCCTTCGTGGGCGCGGCTGGCTTGAAACTGATCTTCTTGATCGCGGGGTGCATTTTTTCTCCTCGTTTGGGGTACAGCCGGAATGTACAGCAAGTGGCGAAGGGCGCAACCCCTGCGCTTGACAATACCGCAGCCGTTCAGTAATAACCGCACATGGCCCACCCCATTCAGACTTTTCTCGCCGACAAGCCCAAGCAGACCCAAGCGTCTCTGGCCCGCGACTTGGGCGTAGGTAGAGCGCACATCTCGGAGATTGTCTCAGGGCGCTCCAAGCCCTCCTGGGCGCTTGCCCAGCGACTGGTCAAACTCACCGGGGGCGAGATTTCCCTCGCCGCCCTGGCGAATTGGGAGCCCGAGGAGGCCACAGAATGAGCGAGGAGAAGCCTACGGTGGCACTCTACGAGGGCGACCCACAGGGTTCTGGGCTGCGGTTTCTGGGGCGCACGGACAACGCAAGGCTCGTACGGCTGGTGCGTGAGCGGATAGACAAGGACAAAGCCAAGCGAAAGAAGTGGATTGAGGAGTTGGAGGTGGCTACCGGGATGACCATAGAGGAAGCCCGCGAATGGTGGCGGCGAAAGCCGGAGGCCACAGAATGAAGGGGCACGTTCGCATTCCGCACGACTGGATTCTCGCTCATCGGGGGGATGGCCGGGTTCTCGGGCTGGTCACCCTGCTCGAGCATTACCGATTCACGGGGGAGAGTATCTCCGTCCGGCAGCTTGCCCATGACTGCCACCTGGACAAAAGCACCGTCTCGAGGATCTCCCGAAAGTGGAGAAACCACCTATTGGAGGCCGAAAACGAGCGAATGGCCGCAAGTGAGACAGTTGTGAGACAAGAGTGGGACAAAATCTCGCCGCAAGTTGCCGATACTGCTGATGATTCTGAAAGCGGTGAGACAGTGGTGAGACAAGAGACAGACAAAGGTGAGACAGCCTTCTATCTACCTAAAGAACAAGAACAAGAACAAACAAAAGAGATAGCCCCAGACGCGGAGCGCCTGACCCTTCTCTTCGCTGACACCTTGGCCTCCGCTGCTGAAGAGCATGGGATCTCCCGCCGCAAGCAGGCGCGGCCTCCGAAGGCTTGGTTTGTCGAGATGGATCGTCTGTTGAGGCTGGACGGCATCCCGCCCGAGGTGGTGGAGTCGGTGCTGCTCTGGGCTCTGACCGAGAGCGACTTCTGGGGGACGGGTTGCGGCCAGGGCGTGCTTCAGAGCGTGCCGAAGCTGCGGAAGCATTGGGACATCATCGCGTCCCAGCGGGCGGAAGCGCAGCCAAGAGAGAGGTTTGACGTTGCCAAGCGCGTGCTGGCAGCCAGCGAGGGGGGGAAACGTGGACACCGAAGAGAAAGCGTTGCGCTTAGGTTGCTTAGAGAATAACTGGCTGGCCTTCGGGCGCGAGATCAGCCCGGAAACGCTGCGCCTCCAGGCCAATCTCACGAAGCGGATTCCCGTCGAGATATTCCGGGCAGCCTGCGAGCGGGCTTGTCTGCTGACGAAGGGGGGGTTTCCACCAGGGCCGGGGGACATTCTGGAGGCGGCGAGGTGCATCGCTCCGGGCGAAACCGTGCCCGGCCAGGAGAAGGCTACGCCCCGCTGGTGGCGGATTGCCGTCCGCGAAGTGCAGGGCAGGGTGGACGAGCGGCCCCAACTCCGAGGGCCACGGGGTGGCGAGGCGAGTTTTCTGAGCATTGCAAAGGGGGTAGGGGAATGACCGAAGAGAAAATCGGGCCGATCCGAAAGGTCTTGCTGCTTTCGGGGGGCGTCGATTCAGCATTCCTCCTGAGCAAGTCGAGACTGGGCGAACTGCCCGCGTCAAAGGGGATGCTGTGCCCGGTTTTCGTTGGGTATGGGCAACCGTCTGAGAAGTCGGAATGGCTGGCCGCGCAAGCGTTGGCCGAGGCGATGAGGGTGCCGATCCTTCGCATCGACGTTTCGGGGATCGACCTGGGGGACATGGGATGGGGTGTGGACGCGAGAATCGTCCCCGCAAGGAATATGTGGCTGATCGCCTTGGCCGCATCTTGCGTTCCCGCCGCAAAGGGCGACGTGCCGCAGCTTGGCTTTTCCGAGAACGAGGTGTGGATCGGAGCCGCCCCCCAAGATCATCAGGACTATCCAGATTGCCGCGAAGGTTTCCTCTCGGCGATGCGCGTGGCGGCGCTTCGGATTGGCGTGGATCTCCGCTGGTCAGACGCCAGCCGGGAGGAACGGGTCGAACATCTGCGAGAGCAGAATCTCCTCAATCTGACGCATTCGTGCTACTGCAACGTGCCGTGTGGAGACTGCCCGTCCTGCTTGCAGGACAGCGTGGAACTCGACCCGGCGACATGGTTGCCAAGATGAAATTGGCGTGGCCTCCGTTCTGGACGATCCAAGGCGAGGGGCACCTGACCGGGCAGGGGATGGTGTTCTTGCGTTTCGCCGGTTGCTCAGTTGGGTGCCCTGGGTGCGACACGAACTACTCTGCGAAAACGCGGATGAGTCCCGAGGAAATAACCGAGAGCGTTCTCGCTGAGTTTCCACGCGAAATCCACGGCAGGAATCGCTGGGTCTGGCTGACGGGCGGGGAACCGACCGACCGCAATCTTGACCCCTTGCTGAAACTGTTCTCGGAGGCTGGTCTGAGCGTGGCACTCGCCACCTCTGGGGTGCGGCCGGTGAGGAACCCCGTCGATTGGCTGAGCGTGAGCCCTCACACCACGGAGTTGGCCCAGACATGGGGGAACGAGATCAAGCTCGTGCCGGGCCTGAACGGGCTCGACCCGTGGAGTTGGCTGGAGGAGTGGGACTCGAAACTGAATTTCTGGCTCCGCTTCTTCCAGCCGCTCGACGGTGACCCGGACTCCCTGGAGGTGTGCAAAGAAATTTTTAAAGCCTATCCGCACTGGGGGATCAGCCTCCAGACTCACAAGTTGATGGGGTTGCCCTGATGCTCCGCGTTTACCTTGCATCCCCGGACAACCAACTCCAGGCCAATGCGGCCAGGGAGCAACCCGTGCTGCTCTCGTTTGCGCTTGCGTCCAAGAAGCCGTTTCTGGAAAAGGGATACCTCGCTTCCTTTGGCAGGGTGCTTTGTGATTCTGGAGCGTTCTCGGCCCACAACTCCGGGGCAGTGATCGACCCCGTAGCTTACCGTGCCTGGGCGGAAAGCATCCCATGGGCAGACAACTGGGCGGCGCTGGACAGCATCGCGGGCGACTGGCGCGAGGGCATGAAGAACGCGGAGGCGTTTGGGTTTCCGACGTTCCACGATTCTGATCCCGATGACACGCTGGAGCCGCTGATCCAAATCTCAAGGGAGCGCGGCAACTGGTTGGGGATTGGTCTACTCCCACCGCGCACGGGCAGAGGCGACTGGTTGGCGCGCACGCTTGACCGCATTCCCGAGGATATCCATGTCCACGGCTGGGCGCTGGGGGGGTACGCGCTGACCCATCACCGAATCAACTCGTTCGACTCAACTCACTGGTGGCGGGATGGGCAGAAATTGCGGCAGCGGATGCCCTGGCTCACCTATGGAGAAACGCTGGAAATCATGGTGAAGAAGATGCAGCGGATGCGGAGAACGAGCGTGGAAACGGTGGGCCAGGAGGAGATGTTTTCGGGCGCGACGGTTCTGGAGATCGCGGAGGGGGTAGGGGAATGACCTACGCGCTGAAGCTCGAGATTCCGGGGCTGCCGCCGTGCAACACCGCGTCGAATAACCACTGGCGCGTGAGGGCGAGGCATAACCGCAAGTGGCAGCACGACACGATCGTGGCCGCCAAGGCCCAGGGATTGCCCTCGGAACCCCTGTGGAAGGCCAAGGTGACGTGCACCCGGCACTCGAGCAGGGAGCCAGACTTCGAGAACTTGGCTCACAGCTTCAAGCCAGTGCTGGATGGCTTGGTGACGGGTGGGGTGCTCGTTGACGATAACCAGGCTGTGATCGGCCAACCGGACTATCGGTGGGAACGTGCCGCCCCAAAATCAGGGCGCATTACCGTGGAGGTGGTGGGGTGAGAGAAATTAACGAGGCAGCCGAGCGCAAGTACCGAGAGGGCAGGGAACTCCACGGCCCCCACTGGGTAGGGGAAGCCCCGCACCTCGAGGCTATGAACGAAGCCCTGGATAAAATAATCTACCTGCGGCTGGTGCGGCAGGCACTGCGGCTCGATTGCAACCCCGATGAGCCGGAAACGCTCACCGCGAAGGAGCGCACCATATTCCAGATCCTCGACCGCCTCGACGAGATGGAGCGAGAGAGTGCCCTGGGCTTGCGACTGCTCGGCGTGCTCCTCGAGGGAAACGAGTCCTGGCGGAGGCTGTTCCCCTGAGCGGATTGGGCGACTTCGACAAGATGCCCTCCACGCGAGGACTGCGACCGGCTGACCTGCGCGTCCGCGATGCGTGGTTCGAGGGTGCCCGCCACGTGCTCAACCGCATCCTGGCTGACCGGGCTGATCCGCAGACCGTCGTGGGCGAGATCGAGGCGATTTGGGACGAGGCTCACCGACGCGAGAGCCAGCGCCCACGCAAGAAATTCTACCTCGACACTTGACGCGCCCCCAGATCTGTGACACGGGGGCGAGAAGACCTGGGGATACTCAGGTTGAGCCTCCCAAGGGCGCGAGTGGGCACCCCCCACCCGTTGACTGCGGCGAGGGACGGCGGGGCAGAGTTCCGGCTTGGGGCTGTGCCCTCGTCGCAGTCGCTCAGATGTTCAACTAACGCGGAGTAACGCTTTGCCTTTTGTGAAGGGGGAACCGAGGCCAGCGAACGCGGGCAGGCGTGCAGGGACGCCCAACAAGACCACCCGTGCGGTCAAAGAGGCTCTGATGCGCGCCCTGGAGGCAACGCGGGAAGACGGGGGCGAGCAGTTCTTCGCAGACCTGCGGGACAGCGATCCGAAAACATTCGCGACCCTGGTGAGCAAACTCATTCCCAACCAGACGCACGTCACGGGCGACGAGGGCGGCCCGGTGGTGGTGTTCCGCGATTACACGGGGGGGGCCAGTGGCCGCAGCGACGAGGACTAACATCTCGGTGGGCGTGCCTCATTACCGCGTGCTCAACGCATTTATGGCGTCGCGCGCTCGGGTTTCGGCAATCATGGGGCCACTGGGCTCAGGAAAGACATTCGCCGCCGTTCAGCGCATCCTGGCGCATATGGTGGAGCAGGAGCCGAATGCGAAGGGCGAGCGGCCGACGCGATTCCTGGCTGTCCGCAATACCTATCCCGATCTCATGGGCACGACCGTTAAGGATTTCCTCGCGATCTTCGGGGAAGGGGCAGGTGCCCTGGGCAAGATGAGATACGGGGGCCTCGAGCCTCCAACGTATCGCGTGGACTTCAACCTCGAGGACGGCACCCGCGTGCTCTCGGAGGTGATCTTCCTGGCGCTCGACCGCGATGATGCCGTGAGGAAGCTGCGCGGATTCCAAACCACTTTCGTGTGGCTTAACGAAATGAAAGAACTGGTGAAGAGCGTGGTTGACATGGCCGACCTCCGGCACGGTCGCTACCCCTCGATGGCAGCGGGTGGCGTGAAGCCCACCTTTCACGGCATGCTGGGCGACACCAACGCCCCGGATGAGGATCATTGGTACTACCACCTTGCCGAAGAGGTGCGGCCCAAGGGGTGGAAGTTCTTCCGGCAGCCGGCGGGTGTCTTCCCTGGCGAGAAGGAAGGCGAGTGGGTGCCCAATCCGGACGCCGAGAACCTCGCGAATCTCCCACAGGACTACTACCAGCAAGGGCTCGAGGGCAAGGATCCAGACTGGATTCGGGTCATGCTGTCGAATGAGTACGGCTTCGTAATCGAAGGCAAACCCGTGCATCCAGAGTATGTGGACAGCGTTCACTGCACGCCGGAGCCAATCGAGGTAGATCTGCGCTACCCGCTCATCATCGGCATCGACTTCGGCCGCACCCCTGCCGCTGTCCTAACCCAGCACATCGAGGACATGGGCCGCCGCGTGGTGCTGGATGAGCTCTGCGCCACCGATATGTCGGCAGCGATCTTCGGGCCTGAGCTCAAGCGGTGGCTGGACAACCACTATCAGGGCATTCCCGTGGAGGTCTGGTGTGACCCGGCTGGCAGTGCCCAGGGCCAAGCCACCGAGGATACGCCCATCCGCATCCTGCGTGCCGCGGGCATCCCTGCCCAGCCCTGCTCGAGCAACTCGCCAGATCTGCGGCGTGCCGCGATTGCAAACCCCGCGAGGCGGATCTGCATGGACGGCAAGCCCGCTCTCCAGGTCAGCCCCAAGGCCAAGATGGTACGCAAGGGGCTTATGGGTGGCTTCGCGTACCGTCGCCTGAAGATCGCAGGCAGCGAACGCTACACCGATCTGCCGGACAAGAACATCTACTCCCACCCGGTGGAGGCGGCTGAGTATGCGCTGATGGGCGGCGGCGAGGGCCGCGAGGCATTGATCCCCGCCAACCGCAACCGCAGCACACCCAGCCAAACGCAGGCGATCCTCTGATGGGTGCCCAATTCTTCCGCGAAGCGTTCGACCCCAGCCAGTGCCTGCGCGACGTAGCCGCATGGGGCTACCCGCGCACGGTCAGCGAGGATGAGGCAGAGACAGCGACCTGGGTGCGCTATGGCGAGGACGTGCTGGCGTGGTTCGTGCCGCTGCCGGGAGCCGCAGTGATGCTCCACGTGTGCGCGTCACCCGAGGCACGCGGGCACCTGGGCACGCCCCGCCAGATGACTGCGCTCGAGGTGATCGCTGAACTCATGGGCGCTACCCGGCTGTGGGTGGTGACGGGCGGTGACGGCGACTTTCCGTGGGTGCGTAAGCCACTGCTCACCCGCTTCCTGACGCATCGAGGCTGGACTGCCAGCCCGGTGGGTGCCTACCGAGAACTGGGGGTGAACTGATGCCGCATGAGGGTGGCGCGCAAAACTTCCGGCACGGCAAATACGTTTCCCCGTGGTCTGGGCTGGGCACACGGACGCACGACATTTCGCGCTCAGGGATTCACGCGCATCAGAAGCTCACGGGGGAGTTTAACTGGGACAGCCTCGAGAACGTCCAGAAGCATCTGAAAGACCTGGACACGATCACCCAGATCGCACACAGGAAGGCTGATTACTGGGGCCGCGACTATGACCCCACCCGGCGGAAACCGGGCAGCCGCCACTTGGCCGACGAGAAGGTCAGTGACTTCAATCCCGGCTACTACCGGAACCCATTCCACTCTCAGGGGCTTGGCCCCGAGAGCTACGTGGGTATGTACATGTCCGACGTTCAGCGTGACCGGGTGCGCTACTGGGACGCGACAAAGCGCAAATTCGAGGCGCGGGTGGCGGAACTCCAGGGGATCGAGCGCGCCGGAGGGCAGGAGGCATACGACCAAGAACTCCAGGCCCGGCACGACCTGAGCAGACCGCTACCTGAAGCTGCCCGTGCGGCTGAGTTGCTTCGCCTCGACCGCCGTGGGGGCGGCGCACGGGGCGGGCAGGCTGCCCCCAGTGAGGGACGGCTAGCTGCACGGGCACGCACGGCCGAGCAGCGCAGATCCAGTGCGCGAGATCAATCCACTGGCGGCGGCGGATCGACAAGGCGCGTGCTACGTGCGCGAAACGTATTGGAACCACTGGGGCTGCGGAGCGGACAAGCGTCTGCGCGCACGCTTCTGGGCTAGGGGGAACTATGGGCATCGAGTGGGCAATCATGGCCTCAACGCTTTCGAGCATGGCGCAAACAGCAATGGCACTGGACAAACCGAAGGCTCCCAGGGAAGTGAAACCCCCGGAGGCTCCGGCGGATATGGGCAAAGAGGGGGCCATCCGCGCTGAGCGTGAGGCCGAGATGCGAAGACGCCGCCAGGGGAGCGGTGGCCGCGCCTCCACGATCCTGAGCGGTTCCCCGCTTGGCGTCCCCGGTCAAGCCAACACCGGCCGCAAACTGCTCACGGGGTATTAGGCAATGGCGAAATCCGTAGAGGACTGCCTGCGGAGGCTCCGCGAACTGGAGAGCCGCCGGCACAACTGGGACAGCCACTGGGGAGAGGTGGCGGAGCGCGTCTGGCCTGCGGCTGACGAGTTCCTGACGGCCAGGGCTGTGGGCGAGAAGCGCAGCACGAAGATCTTCGATGCCACGGCCGCACTGGCCCTCGAGAAGTTTGCGGCAGCTATGGAGTCGATGCTGACTCCGCGCAGTCAGAAGTGGCACACGCTGCGGGCGACGAACGAAGACCTGAACGATGACCCGGCCGTGAAGAAGTGGTTCGAGGAAGTGGCGCGGATCATGTTCCAGGCGCGCAACTCACCGAGGGCCGGCTACTACGCCCAGATGCACGAGGGCTACAAGTCGCTCGGCGCGTTTGGCAATGCGTGTCTCTTTGTCGACGAGCCGAAGAACGGCGCGGGCGTGCGCTACGTGCAGTGTC